TTGCTGCAGGATATAGATATAGTGTTGGGTTTATCGTACGTTCAAAATAGTATTGAGTTGGTCTTCCGCTGGTCGTTTTGACTGTATAGTTCCAGTATTGTGCTCTACCTATAGCAGTTGTAGAATAATCATTATTACTTGAATCTCTTATAATTACGTCCGTAATATCTACTATTTGTTCTGGTGCATCTGCACCTGCGCCAAATAAATTTGCGCCTGTTAAACTTGTTGTGTTTGCAGCTAATGCTTTTTCTTGTTTTTTAA